AAGGAATGTCGGCATCCAAGATGAGAAAAGCAGCAGCAGATGGTGACCTTGCAGAATTCAGAAAGGGTTTGCCTGACAACATTGATGATAAGACTGCTAAGCAGATGATGAATACCATCAGAAAGAAAATGAAGGTTTCTGAGGGTTGGAATCTCTGGGAGATTGCTCCTAAATTTGATTGGAAGAATCTGAGAGAGAACTATGTCACTGGTAAAATCTTTAAAGTTGATCAACTGGTAGAAAATCTCAACACTGGTTTAGTTGGCAAAGTAATTCGTAGAGGGACCAACTATCTTATCTGTGTGACTGAAGATAACATCATGTTCAAGTCTTGGATCAGAGATCTTTGTGAATATACAGAAGTCAAGATGGATAGAAAGAAGAGAACACCAAAGAAACCCAATACACTTGTCGGAACTGGTGGTTACTTTAAGTATGCTGCTGACATGACACCTGGATTCGAAAAAGGTGACAAGACAAATATTCAACCTGGAGGCAAACCATACAAGGGTCCAGCAAGAAATATCAAAGAATTCATAAATAGATACAAGAAAAAGAGTATCTAAAATAGGGTCATGATCAATCCTCTGAATGAGTTGTCTGCGGTATACATGCAGAATATCGCAGAAGAATCGCCTGAACAGCAATCGCAGAAGATCACTCAGATTGTAAAGGCAATCAGATACAGAGCACGCAAAGAGGGTGTAGAACTCTCAAAGGCATATAATGATTATATTGGATCTGTTCAAGCAACTGCTACCGAAAGGCAGACAGTTAAGGAGAAGCTTGGTCTGACTGGTGGTGCTGCTCACAAAGAAGAGGTTGAGTATGTTGGTGAAGAAGAAAAGTGGATTCAGAAAGCAATCAAAAAACCTGGTGCTCTGAAAAAGCAACTGGGCGTTCCTGAAGATGAAGAAATTCCTGCTGGTGAACTGAAAGCAGCTGCTAAGAAAGGTGGTAAGTTGGGTCAGAGAGCAAGACTTGCAGTAACTCTAAAAGGACTCAATAAAGAGGAAATTGAGATTGAAGAATCTGGTGTAGGATATGAAGCAGGAAAACCTGCTGAGAAGTTAGGTGCTGTTTCAGGTATTCCTAAGTCAGAGCAAGAAGCAGCAAGAGAAAGAATCAAGGCAAAGATGGCTGCAAAGAAAGCAGCAAAGAAAGTTGTTGAATCATCATATGATCCTATGGATGATGATGAGTTTGATCATGATGAGGCAGAAGAAAACAGAGGCGTTTCTGGAAAGAATAATCCTAAGGGTGGTAAAGTATTAGGCAAGAAGAAAAAGGTAGTAACCAAAGAGCAATTCTATAATTGGAGAGAGGAATTTATTTTTGAGGTTGAGGAACCAGAGACTGATACTGAAGAAAAGAAACATATCAAAGACAAAAAGGTCAATAATAAAGTTATTATCAATCCTCCAATGAAAGAAGCGATTGAAGAACTTGGTGGCACTCTTATTGAAATGTCTGAGGTTGAAGAAGGCATTGGAATGACCATGGCTAATGCTATGGGGAATCCTCCTGTTCTCAGCAAGAGAATGAAAATCAAACAGTCACTTCTCAAGAGAGAGGTTGATAAGAACACTGAAAAGAATAAGATGAAGAAGTATAGTGGAAAAGCAGCATCTGAAGAGCAGACGGAAGAAGTAGATCAAAAACAGATGCAGCAGATTCAAAGAAGACAAATTCAACTGGATCGCAAGAAGCTGCAACTGAAGCAACAAGCAGCAAGACAGGGACAAGAGACTGCTTCGGATGCAACGATTACCTCTGAGGGAATTGAGCAGGTTGATGAAGTTATCAACATGAAGAAGGCAGACATGGGTGATGTTGTCAAGGATTTCTACAAGTCTGATGCTCCTCAATTCAAAGGAAAGTCAAAGGAAAAGCGCCGCCAGATGGCAATTGCTGCTAAACTGGAAGCAGAGCGTGGACCCCAGAAAGAAGAAGTGAATCCTGCAATTGAAGACAAGTTCAAGAAAGCAAAGACACCTTTCATGATGAGCAAGTTCAGAAAGGAGCATCCTGGTTCTAGACAACCCAAAAAGACTCCTGGAGCAAAACCAACTGAAGGTGAACTCAATCAACAAAGAATCAGAAAGGCAAACGAGCGTATTCGTAAGCACGGTCTGACTTCTAAAGAGAAGGGTGAGACCAAAGCAAGAGCAAAATACGATTCTGCAAGAGATTGAGATATATATGATAGACCTTGCATAGGTGTATCATGCTTTCATTTTTACTTCCACTGGCTAAAAAAGTTATTGTTGATGCTGTTGCCAAGATTCCTGAGAATGAGGAACTTGGTGATAAGCTTATTGACATCTGTCTGGCGATTCTTGGTAAGGCAGTTAAGCTTACTAAGACAGACATGGATGACAAACTTCTGGAGACAGTTGCTGCCGCAATTAGAAACCGAGAGGGTGAGTGATTTTATAAATATTCTATAGCATAACAATTTTATCAGGGCAAAAACATGGCACTCTGGGGTAACAATGATAATGTAGGGTCAGGTGGTCTGGTATCACTTGACTATGGCACGCGTGTGGTTACTGGCGCTGGAACAACTTTCGGACAAGTTGGTGCTGCTAAAACTGGTGACGTAATTAGATTCGGTGTTAGAGGCGGTCTGGGTGTATACTTTGGTGATGCTGTAGTTGCAAGTATTGCAGGTACTGAGTCACTGACCATTGCTTCCACAACTGGTCTTTCAGGCGCAGCAATTGCAAGCACAGACTTCTTGGTTTCAGAACTTCCTTCATACACAGTTGGTGACAGCCACTATTCAGAACTGAATACTGGTTATGACGCCATTGTATATGGTATCTCCACAACAACCGCACAGACCACTGGTGGTCCTGAAGGTTATCAGAAGATTGATGCTGGATGGGTTGGCGTTACAACCTACATGGCACAGGGTGTTCTGAGAGTTAAGAGAGAGACACTGGTAGCAGCATCTGGTATTACCACAGGTGGTATTGCTTATCCAACTGACGTATGATCTAAATGATTTTTAGTGAACTGAATGAGGAGAACTTTCTCCTCTTTGCTATTAAACATTATGAGAATCCGTCAGCCCTGACAAAGGAGGATTTTGAGAAAGACTTAAATCACTTTAAGTATATCAAAAGACTCCTTAAAAGATATAGGGGTAGTGGAGAATTGAAGGTTCATCTTCTGTTGAACCATTTCATCATTCTCTATAACATCTTTGGAGATGCCACTACTCCTATGCTATTTTTCAAAATTGATCAAAGTCTGTGGTCTGCTATCAAGACATTTATTGTTTTCCTAGACAAACTTCCAGATTATCCCAAGTGCTATATTCATGATATTGAAATGGACGAAAGGTGCTTAGAAGAACTGGAGAAAATTTCCAATGGATAAGGACAAGATTGATAGAGTAGTTGATGCATTCAGAAATGCAATGTATCAAGAGTTCAGTGTGAATGAAGAGGGAATGGTTGCCAATCCCCCTGGTGGTTCGGGTGGTTTTGGTGGTTCTTCTAATCCTGCTGGTCCAACTGCTGGTTTCGATCCAGTAATGAAGCAACCTAAGTTGGATGGTAGAACTAAGGCAGTTAAAAAGTATGTTGATGGTTTGATGAAGAGAAGGCAGAAGAGGGAAGATAAGAAAACAATGAGGAAAGCATTGGACTTCAACCCCTACTTCAAGCCCCAAGATGGAAGACGTAAAGGTAGCAATTCTTGAACAAAAACTAGAGGATTTAAAACCAATTATTCTAAAGATTGATGCAGCTATTGAAAAGTTAAGTGAAGTAAATACTACTGTGAGTAGGATGCTTGCGGTCCATGAAGAGCGTATATCAAAACAACAAGAAATTGACGACATACTATTTGCTAAAATTGACAAACTCAGTGATAAAGTGGACATCAATCATGACAGTGTGCTTTCAAGAATTAGAGTGATTGAGAAGAAGACATGGATAGGTGTTGGATGCATTGCTGTGTTCTCTTTCTTGTTCAGCAATTATGACTTCGTGGGCAATTTGACAGACGCGCAACCAAGACCTATAATGATGAGAGAGAAATAATACCACCATGGATTTTATTGATGTAAAATACATCAATCTGATTTCTTCAAGACTCTCCAAGTTCAAAAAAGTAAAGAACAATCTCTATAACTTTCGTTGTCCTATCTGTGGTGACTCTCAGAAGAATAAGACCAAAGCAAGAGGTTATCTCTATCAGATAAAGAACAACACAAACTTCAAGTGTCATAACTGTGGTTTGAATACTTCTTTCAACAACTTCTTGAAGTCACTTGATACGCAGATTCACAAGCAGTATACCTTTGAGAAATTCAAAGAGGGTCATACTGGAAAGAACTTTGTGACAAGTGCTCCTGACAAAGCAGAAGAACTTGTAAAGCAATCGAAACCAGTCTTTAAGAAAAAGGTCTCTATCGACTTGCCAAGTGCTTTTGATATTGCAAAGACAAGAAGGTATCTCTTTGATAGAGCTATCTTTGATGGCAAGTTTTACTATGCTGAAAACTTCAAAGAGTTTGTGAATAGTATCAAACCAAACTCTTTTGAGAGCACCAAGTATGGTGAAGAGAGGATTGTTATTCCTCTTGTCAGGGATGGCAAACTTATTGGGGTTCAGGGCAGAGCACTGTCTACAAACCCTATTAAATACTTAACCATTATGTTTGATGAGGATGAACCTAAAATCTACGGACTTGATGGACTCAATAAAGACCTACCAGTCTATGTGGTCGAAGGACCCTTTGACAGCACTTTCCTCAACAATAGCGTGGCTTTGTGCGGCAGTGATGGTGACCTGGGTCATCTTGAGGGAAGCGACACGATTCTTGTTTACGATAATGAACCCCGCAATCGTGAAATTGTTGGAAGGATTGAGCGATGTATCGAGCGAAATCAAAAGGTCGTCATCTGGCCAAGCAACATAACTCAAAAGGATATAAATGATATGGTCCTTGCTGGACATCAAGTTCAGGAAGTAGTACAATCAAATGTGTATAGTGGATTAGAAGCAAAACTAAAGTTTACAACCTGGAAGAAAGTATGAGCAACGGTACAAAAGTTAAGAAAAGAGATGGCAGGATTGAGTCTCTTGACCTAGATAAGATGCACAAGATGGTTGATGAGGCAACCAAGGGTCTCTCAGGTGTCTCTGCTTCTCAAGTTGAAATGCAGTCTGGGATTCAGTTCTATGATGGTATCACCACTGATGAGATTCAGGAGATCCTTGTCAGAAGTGCTAGTGATCTGATTGACCTTGAGCACCCAAACTATCAGTTTGTTGCTGCCAGACTGCTTTTGTTCAGTCTGAGAAAGCAGGTATTTGAAAATAAGAATGGTGCTGCTCCCACCTTGCGTGATCACATCACCAAACTTGCCTACAAAGATCTTTATGACAAAGATATCTTTACCAAGTATTCTCAAGAAGAGATTGATCGTGTCGGCACATATATCGACCATGACCGTGATATGCTGTTCACCTATGCTGGTCTTCGTCAGGTAGTAGACAAGTATCTTGTGCAAGATAGAACTGGGGGTCAGGTGTATGAAACACCTCAGTTCATGTATATGATGATTTCTCTCGTCATTTTCCAAAACTATCCTAAAGAAACCAGGTTGGATTATGTCAGACGGTACTACAACGCAATCAGCAAGCACAAAATCAACATCCCAACGCCAATCATGGCGGGAGTCAGAACCCCCCTTCGTCAGTTTGCAAGTTGCGTTCTGGTTGATTCTGATGACACCCTCGATAGTATCTTTAGTTCTGATATGGCTATTGGCAGGTATGTCGCTCAACGTGCAGGCATCGGTATTAACGCAGGCAGAATCCGTGGCATCAACTCTAAGATCAGAGGCGGAGAAGTTCAACACACAGGCGTTATTCCTTTCCTTAAAAAGTTTGAATCAACTGTACGTTGCTGCACACAAAATGGAATCCGTGGTGGGTCAGCTACTGTCCACTTTCCAATCTGGCACCAAGAAATAGAGGATATCATTGTACTCAAAAATAATAAAGGGACAGAAGATAACCGTGTACGAAAGTTGGACTACAGCATCCAACTTAGCAAAATCTTCTATGAGAGATTCATCAAGAATGGTGATATCACTCTCTTCTCTCCTCATGATGTTCCAGATCTTTATGAAGCTTTTGGAACTGATAGGTTTGATGAATTATATGTGGGTTATGAGAATGATCCGTCCATCCCTAAGAAGACCCTGAAGGCACAGGAACTGATTCTGGATATTCTGAAAGAGAGGTCTGAAACAGGTCGTTTGTACCTGATGAATATTGACCACTGCAACTCACACTCTTCTTTTAAGGATAAAGTGAATATGAGCAACCTCTGCCAAGAGATTACTCTGCCCACCTATCCCATCAATCACATTGATGATGAAATGGGTGAGATTGCCCTCTGTATTTTGTCTGCTGTTAATGTTGGCAAAATCAAGTCTGATGAGGAACTTGAAGATCTTTGTGATCTTTCAGTCAGAGGATTGGAAGAACTCATTGACTATCAGGAATACCCTGTAAGGGCAGCAGAGATCGCTACAAAGGCACGTAGATCCCTTGGAGTAGGTTTTATTGGTCTTGCTCACTATTTGGCAAAACTTGGTTTTGCATATGATTCACAGGAAGCATGGGATGCTGTTCATGGACTCTCCGAGTCCTTCCAGTATTACCTCCTGAAGGCATCAAATGAACTTGCTAAAGAGAAGGGTCATTGTGAATATTTTGGTAGAACCAAGTATGCAGATGGCATTCTCCCTATTGATACATACAAAAAGGATGTAGATGAAATTTCCTCAATTAAACTGGAGCATGATTGGGAAGCTTTACGAACCGAGATTCGAACACACGGACTCAGACATAGCACTCTGTCCGCACAAATGCCTTCTGAAAGCAGTTCCGTTGTGTCAAATGCCACAAACGGAATTGAGCCACCTAGAGACTACCTGTCCATTAAGAAAAGCAAGAAGGGACCCCTTAAACAGATTGTTCCACAATTTAACTCCCTTAAGAGTAGTTACACTCTCCTTTGGGATATGCCTAACAATCGCGGGTACATCAACGTGGTTGCAGTCATGCAGAAGTTCTTCGACCAGGCAATCAGTGGAAACTGGTCCTACAATCCAGAGAACTATCCAGACAATGAAGTCCCCGTCTCCGTGATGGCACAGGACTTTCTGACAACCTACAAGTATGGTTGGAAGACCTCTTACTATCAGAACACTCATGATATGAAGAGTGATGAGATGGATGAAAAACCAGACCTTCAAAATCTCCTAAATGATATTATGGAGTCTGAAGAAGACGAGTGTGAGAGTTGTAAAATCTAGAGGACCATATGCAATACGATTTTAAAATTACTGAAGACTTTCCTCCTGCAAATGTAAAGGGAATGACAGTCTTCAATACTGAACAGGTCGATACCAAAAAGCAACCAATGTTTTTTGGTAAACCACTGGGGGTTCAAAGATACGATTCTTACAAGTATCCTGTCTTTGAAAAACTTACAACACAACAACTAGGTTATTTCTGGAGACCAGAGGAAGTCTCCCTCCAAAAAGATAGAAGCGACTACCACACTCTACGTCCTGAACAGAAGCACATCTATACTTCCAACCTGAAGTATCAGATCATGCTGGATTCTGTTCAGGGTCGTGGTCCTGGTATGGCATTTATTCCATACTGCTCTCTTCCTGAACTTGAGGCATGTATGGAAGTATGGGGTTTTATGGAGATGATCCATAGTCGCTCATACACATATATCATTAAGAATGTTTATTCTGACCCCTCTGATGTATTTGATAAGATTGTCACTGACAATAGGATTCTAGAGCGTGCTAGCAGCGTCACAGAAGCATATGATGACTTTATTCAGTCAGCACAAACATATGGTAATGGTTCTGGTTGGTTGCACCAACTGGAAGGAGTCCCCACAGCACAGGAAGAACTCAAAGATGTCAAAAGAAAACTCTTCAGAGCAGTTGCTAATGTTAACATACTTGAAGGTATTAGGTTCTACGTTAGTTTTGCTTGTTCTTTCGCCTTTGGTGAGCTTAAACTCATGGAAGGATCCTCAAAAATTATCTCACTGATTGCCAGAGATGAGAACCAGCACCTTGCTATCACCCAGAACATTCTGAACAAGTGGAAGGAAGGTGATGATCCTGAGATGAGGCAGATTGCCAAAGAGGAAGAAGAGTGGGTTTATGCAATGTTTGACAGAGCAGTCAATGAAGAAAAGCGTTGGGCAGAGTATCTGTTCAAGGATGGTTCAATGATTGGTCTGAATGACGCTCTCCTCAAGAAGTATGTTGAGTGGATTGCTAATCGCAGGATGAAGGCTATTGGTCTGAAACCTGTTTATGACATTGCTGCTAAGAACAACCCCCTGCCGTGGACACAGCACTGGATCTCCTCTAAGGGTCTCCAGGTTGCTCCTCAGGAGACAGAGGTAGAATCCTATGTAATTGGTGGCATTAAGCAGGATGTCAAGGCAGACTCTTTCTCAGGGTTCCAACTCTAAATATAAGAAAGAGAAAAACTGATGCTTTCTACACAATATCGCCTAAGGCTAGAGTTCATCTGTCAGCGTATTGTAAATGGAGAAGAGGTAAAGTTAGAGGACATGATCTGGGCAGACAAACTTGCTAAGGCAAATGGTTCTGCCCGTGAGATGTTAACAAAAGCAAGAAGGATGGTACTGAATCCTAATATACAAGAGGGTAGTCTGGATGACTTCATGAATAAAATGAACTTAGGTGATCCAGACCCTTCTAACCACAGATCAGGATTTCAAAGTGCTGATGAAATTGTAGATTGGTTCAAACAAGACAAACCTGATGACTGGAGGCAGCGTGACTAATGACCACAGCAGTAATCTATAGTAATGGTAGCCAAGAGTGTGAGCGTATGAGTATGCTCCTTAAGGCACTTGGTGACGACTTTCATGAGTATATGTTGGGTGAACACTTCGACCAAAAAGCATTTCGCAAAGAGTTTGGTGAAGAGGCAACTTATCCACAGATTGCCTATGGTTCAAAGCATCTTGGAAATATGAAAGAAGCACTTCAGTATATGTGTAAAGAAGGTCTATTTGATTAACTAAATATTGGAGGTTGCATCATGAGTATGTGGAAGAAAGTAAAGAGTATCCTGACTACCCCAATCCCTGGACCTATCGTGGCAGGGTGTTTGACGGGAGCCTTATTGGGGACAACTACGGTTTTGTTTACCTTATTACCTGTAAAGTCACCAAGAGAAAGTACATCGGTAGAAAGTACTTTTGGCAAAAACGAAAGCCTAGACCTAACGGTGAAGACAAAAGAAGGCGCAGAGTTACGTCTGAAAGTAACTGGCGTAACTACTATGGATCTAGTCCAGAGCTTAAAGATGATGTTGCAAAGTTCGGAAAGGAATCTTTTACTAGAGAGATCTTATCCCTCCACAAAACTGTAGGAAAATGTAACTTTGAAGAGACTCGCCAACTCTTCCTGAACGATGTCTTGACAGAGAGCTTGACAGAAGGCACTCCTGCTTACTATAATAGCAACATCCTTGGCAGGTACTATAGAAAAGATTACTTTGATTATGACTAAGCATTTATTAGGACTGGCATTACTAACGACAGCAAACGCTGCTTGTGCTGCTAATCCTGTAGCAATTGAAGTTGTTAAAAAGTCATGGAAATGCCCTGGTTGCACACCTAACGAGCAGTATGTCCTTGCCCAACTCCAAGAGCAAACAAAGATCTCAGATCGCAATGCACTTGCAACGATCTTGGGTAATATCAAATCAGAAAGCAATTTCCATCCCAACATCTGCGAGGGGGGTGCTAGAGTTCCTTATGATCGTTGCCATCGGGGCGGGTATGGACTCATTCAGTGGACTACTCAGAAACGGTATGATGGTCTAGGAAAATTCTGCAAAAAATATGGTTGCGATCCCTCTTCTCTGAGTGGTCAGGTTCGTTACATGATTAATGAGAATCAATTCCAAAGACTGTTACCAGAATTTGAAGGGCATGGATTCACAGTTGACCAATATATGGTTCCATCGTATTATTGGTTGGGTTGGGGCATCAAAGGTTATAGGCAGCAATATGCTTATGACTATTCTAGAAAACTTGTATGGGCATGATCAAGAATCTTATCAAGAAACTCTTTAAGAAAGAAGTTTCAAAACCTGAAAAGAAAGTAGAAGAAACAGCACCAGTTGTTCATACTACTGTTCCTGCACCTGTGGTAACTCCAAATGATTCTTGGTTTGGAGAAGCACCTAAAACAGAAAAGGTAATAGAGTATGTCAAACAAAAGAATGAGGAACTCTATCAAAGACTTGCTGAACAACCTCAATCAAAAGAGGTTGACAACATCCACCAGGTGATGTATGATAAGGCAACCAAGGGAGTTGCTACCACACTCACTCTTGATTCTTTAGGCGGTTCTGAAGAATGGCAATCTGGAACTGGATACAATCAGTTCAAATCTGGAACTGGATACAATCAGTTCAGAGATTGACAGAGGTAGGTTTCCCCTCTATAATAAGGAAACCGCAAGACTCAGTAGCTCAGTTGGATAGAGCATCTGCCTTCTAAGCAGTTGGTCGGGGGTTCAAGTCCCTCCTGAGTCGTTGCCACTTTAGCTCAGTGGTAGAGCAACCGCCTTGTAAGCGGTAGGTCGTCGGTTCAAGTCCGACATGTGGCTCCAGGGGAATTAGCTCAGTTGGTAGTAGCGTTTGCTTTGCAAGCAAAATGTCAGGAGTTCGAGTCTCCTATTCTCCACCTCGCGGAATTAGTTCAGTGGTAGAACGTCAGCCTTCCAAGCTGAATGTCAGGGGTTCAAATCCCCTATTCCGCTTGAGACTTAAATAGTCTCACATACACATTGGCGTGTAGCATAACGGTAATGCAAACGACTGTTAATCGTAGGACTGTAGGTTCGAATCCTACCACGCCAGCCTTGGGTGATTGGCGCAGCGGTAGCGCAGTAGATTTACATTCTATTGGTCGGGGGTTCGAATCCCTCATCACCCATCCATACCTTTAAGGATATGAGAAAGTTATTGTTAGCATTGATTCTGTCTGCTACACCAGCAATGGCAGAACCCACTAAGGGTTATTACTCCATGGATGCTCTTGGATGTATGATTGTCAGAGAGTGTACTGATGGTGTGGAAGAAATCTGGGGTGTAGATTTTCTCAAAGAAAGATATCCAGATTCTGATTGGTCTCTTGTAGAACAAGAGTTTGCCAGAATACTCAATGCATTGACTGAAGTTGGTGTAAATGTTTATCTTGCACCTGCTAAATATTTTCCACCTGGTCACAGAGGAGTCTATCACACGGTCTCTAATAACTTCTATCTCAATGATAGGTTTATGCATCGTCCAAATGTCTTAATGACTGTAATGAGACATGAAGGATGGCACGCTGCCCAAGACTGTATGGCAGGTTCTATTAAGAACTCTATGATTGCTATTATCAAACCAGAAGAAGAAGTTCCTTCAGTCTGGAGAGAAATAGTGGAGAAAACATATCCAGCATCTGCAGTTCCATGGGAAGCAGAGGCAAAGTGGGCAGGGCATACAGAAGGTATGACAATGGGAGCACTAGAGGCATGTTCAAAAGGGACTATGTGGGAAGTGTATAAACCCACCCCACTCACAAGAAAATGGTTAATTGAAAACGATTACATTAAGGAATAAGGATGCAAAACAATGATTGTCGTCAGATGCAAGTGCTGCAACAGAGAGTTGCACAGCACACCAAAACTACAAGTATGTGGTTGCCCAAACAGGATGGAAGTTCAGGAGGATGAAATTAAAGCAGTTGACTTATCCAAGGTAGTCATAGTAAAATCAAATAGAGAAGAGAAAAGAAATCTCCTCTCAAATGAAGACCTTCTGTATCAAGAACAAAGGAGACAGAGAAAGGTCAGAAAGTTGGACTTTGAAGTCCGCTAGATAAAAAACAAGGAAAGGTGGTCGAGTGGTTGATGGCTCTAGTCTTGAAAACTAGCGATGTGAGAGCATCCGTGGGTTCGAATCCCACCCTTTCCGCTTTACGGAGTGTAGCTCAGTTTGGTAGAGCACTCGCTTTGGGAGCGAGATGTCGCACGTTCGAATCGTGTCACTCCGATGTATACATAGATTAACTTTATTCAAAGTTTATGGAAATCTACACGATCCAAGAGGTTCAAAACCGCTGGGATGAAATGCTTGATAGAGTGGAAGCAGGAGAGCATATTGGCATCCTCGGAGAGGATGGAACTGCCACTGTGATGGTCCCTGCTGATGACCCCATTGTGAAAATGTATTCGGAACACAACGAGGCATCATAGCTTGACTTCTCACCCCTAACACCCTATAATAACAAGGTCAACACAAAGGACAATGACTATCGCTTCTAAGTTCAAGAAAGATCTGAACACGCTTCGTTCAGCAGTAAATGGTGAACTCTACTTGGATGTAAAAAATCCTAAACTTTTCAAGAAAGTCCGTAAGTTCTACGAAAATCAAGGTGTACAATTCTCTGGTGATCCTCTTGATGACTATGATATCTTGATTGATTACATTGCTGAAGATCTCAACGCTGTTGAAGTTGCTTGATTATGAAAGTCACTCGTAAGCCCACTGTCCTGATGGAACGTTTCCCTTATCGCTATGTGCAAGTGGGCACTCTGGAAATCAATGGAAAACCAGATTGCCGCATTCAAAAGGTGGATTCTTACACTGGACGTTACAGGGACATGTATCTTTGCGACAATGAAATGCAGTTGCTGACTGCTATGGAAGACTTCAACTACACTAGGTGGTTGGACCCAGATAATGTCCCTGCATATGTTCATGCTGACTAGTCCTGGAACGACTTAAAACTTAACCTGGTGGAGTCATCCCCAATATATGCCCGTGACGGAGACACGTTAAAATCTGCCCTGGTCGGGATGGTCTTAGGACCCCGAAGTTTACTGCTTCTTTCAAAAGCAGTTGGTGCGGATGGGATTACTCTCCCGCCTAGTTTCTTGCTTCTAGTTAAAGAGCAAGTGGCGTGCATGGAGACCTGCGTTGGGAGACCCTTAGGGGTCTCCTTTTTTAATAAATACTAGAAGTTATTAATTCTAGATATGGCATCGAGAAAATCATCATCTACTACTTCTGAAAGTGGAGCATACATGAGTCAGTATGATCAAGAAGTAGAAGTAAGACTGACTGCACTGGAAAAAGGACTGGCAGAAGTTGCTGCAGCAGTTAAGGAACTTGCAGACAAGCCTGCACCTGTTGCACCTGTTGCACCTGCTGCTGGTGGAGAAGTAGCAGCAAAAGTAGAAGCACTGACAGCTGCGCTGAAGAGAGCATTCCCTGCTAAGTTTGCTGATATCTGATTGACACTATACACCCAGTATTCTATAATAAATACTGGGTATCATTATAAAATTTATGCCTGAATATAAGAAGACAGCACTTGTCCTTGGTGCTGGTGGATTTATTGGAAGTCATATGGTGAAAAGACTTCGCAAAGAAGGATATTGGGTTCGTGGTGTTGATATCAAACACACTGAATTCTCTATGTCAGAGGCACATGATTTCATTGATGGTGACCTACGGGATGTAGACCTTGTGCATAAGGTTGTTGAACTTCATCAATGGGATGAGGAAAAGCAGAAGAATATCAGTTCTACCTTTGATGAAATCTATCAGTTTGCTGCTGATATGGGAGGTGCAGGATATATCTTTACTGGTGAAAACGATGCAGATGTGATGCACAATTCTGCAACAATTAATCTCAATGTTCTGGAGTGTCAGCATCAACTGAATCAGAGACTTGGTGTCAATAAGACCAAGATTTTCTATTCTAGTTCTGCTTGCATGTACCCAGAACACAATCAACTGGATCCTGACAACCCTGACTGCCGTGAAACCTCCGCCTACCCCGCCGCCCCCGACTCAGAGTATGGGTGGGAGAAACTCTTTTCTGAAAGACTTTATTTTGCCTACAGCAGGAATCATGGTATTCCTGTTCGTGTTGCCAGATATCATAATATCTTCGGTCCCGAAGGAACTTGGGAAGGTGGAAAGGAGAAGGCACCAGCTGCAATCTGCCGTAAAGTCGCTTACCTTCCAGAGACAGGTGGAGCAATCGAAGTGTGGGGAGACGGTCTACAAACTCGTTCCTTCCTGTTCATTGACGAATGTATTGAAGCGACTAGACGACTGATGGACTCTGACTTCCAGGGACCAGTCAACATTGGTTCTGAAGAGATGGTCACCATCAACCAACTGGTAGAGACTGCTGCAAAGGTCTCTGGTAAGGTTGTTCAGAAGATGCACAAACTGGATGCACCTCTGGGTGTTCGTGGTCGCAACTCCAACAATGACCTGATCAGAGAGAAGTTGGGTTGGGACTATCAGCAGACCCTTGAAGAGGGTATCCGCAGAACTTACGAGTGGATTGACGGGCAGATTAAAGCACGAGGTTAATTGATGATTGGTTATGACAGACTTGGACAGAATGGAAGGTTTGCTAATCAACTCTTCCAGTTTGCTGCCCTGAGGGGTATTGCTGCCCATCATGGATATGAGTGGTGTATTCCTCCAGAGGATCACCACAATGTTGCCAACTATGGTCTCCACTATCCCTTCAAGAAAAAGAAAAATACTGGATTCATCAATAGCAATGTGTCACCACAGGCAATGTCAAGCAAAGAGGCATTGGTGCATTTCAATCCTGGCACTCAGACATATGCTGATAGAGTTTCTAACTTTGATGAAGAACTCTTCAATAACTTTCCTGATGGTGCAAACCTAGATGGTTATCTTCAAACTGAAAGATACTTCAAGCACATTGAAGATGAGATTCGTGAGGAGTTTGAATTTAAAAATGAGATTCTAGATCCTTGTAAAGAATTTATCTCTCAGTTTGATGAGGTAATCTTTATTCATGTCAGACGTGGAGATATGGTGAACCTCCAAGACTATCACTGTGTAATGACCCCTGACTATTACAAGAGGGCACTGAAACACTTCAGTGATGACGCAACCGTTCTGGTATGTTCTGATGACCCTGAGTGGTGTCTGAAGCAGGAAGTATTTGAGGGTGATAGATTCTTGGTAAATACAGATGTCCCTGAGTTTGACCACTACCATTTAGATGCTGATGGTCAGAGAAGAAAGTCTAAGGTTCCTTATACTGACTTCTGTATGATGACTCTCTGTAATGGTGGTATTCTCTCTGCTAGCACTTTAGGTTGGTGGGGTGCCTGGTTGCAGAAGGACAGAACCAATCCTGTGATTGTTCCAGAGAATTGGTATGGACCAAAAGCAAACAACAATACTTGTGACCTTTATCCTGAAGATTGGACATTGATCCCTAACTAAAATGAAACATAATCTAAAAGATACTACTTTCATCATTCCTATCAGAATTGAATCTGAAGATAGACTGAGAAATGTCATCACAGTCTGTTGCTTTCTTTTATCAAACTTTGATACCACAGTCATTGTCAAGGAGGTTGATAGACAGTCTGTGTTTATTCAGGATGTTCTTCCTCAACTCAAAGAATATGTTGGAGAAGGCATCAAAAATCTAAAGCATATCTTTGAAGAATCTGATCCTAATGATCATGTCTTCTACAGAATGCGGTATCTCAATGAGATGCTTGCAATGTGTGAGACACCTGTAGTTGCTAACTATGACTGTGATGTAATGATGCCCATTGAGACTTATCTCAAGGCACAAGAGGTTCTGGTCAAGAATCAAGCAGATGTTATCTATCCCTATGGTGAGGGCATCTGGCAGAAGAAAGTTTATGCTGATGATGCAAGAGTATCAGAGTTTCTTTCTAATGACTGTGATTTCAAGATTCTAGAGAAGAAGATTGAAATGGATGCTGCTCATGCAGGACACGTTCAGTTCATCAGAAGGGATGTATACATTGAGGCAGGAATGGAGAATGAGAACTTCAAAGGTTCTGCTCCAGAAGATAAAGAAAGGATTCATAGATTTGTAACTCTTGGGTATAGGGTTGCAAGAATTGAGAACTTCATCTATCATATTGAACATAGTAGAGGTCCAAACTCTTGGCCTGTTTCTTATCACGGCAATCCACATATGATGGAGAACCAAAAGTTATGGCAACTTCTTCAAGGTCTGGATAAGACACAACTGAGAAGGTATTATGACTCACAGAAGTATTTGAGAAAGTACAAAAAATGATTGGATTGAATTATCTTGGCAAGATGGGGCAACTGGGTAACCAGATGTTCCAGTATGCTTCATTGATGGGTATTGCAAACAAACTCAAGAAACCATTTGCTATTCCAAAGCACGATGAACTGATTGTTGATGCTCTTGGAAACAGACTAAGGATTGAGTTGTATGATGCATTCAAAGTCAAACCAGATAAGATCGGGTTTGTTGATACTCAGAATGTTTATCAAGAGAAGTACTACCAATATAATCCACAGGTTCTTGATGTAGAAGCATCAGACTTCTGTTTGTTTGGATACTTTCAAACTGAAAAGTATTTTGTCCACATCAAAGAACAAGTCAAAGAACATTTCTCTTTCCATGATGACGTAGTGGAAGATTGTAAGTCAATGATTGAAATGTTTGATAATCCTGTTGCCCTACATATTCGTAGAGGAGACTATATTATCAACTCTAAGAATCATCATAATCTCTCTATGGAGTATTATGAGCAGGCACTCAAAGAGTTTCCTGATAGACAAGTCATCATTTTTTCAGATGATCCAGACTGGTGTCATATTCAAGAAATCTTCGAAGGTGATAGGTTCCTGGTTTCGGAAGGAAATGGTCCCTATCACGATCTCTATCTGATGACACAATGCAGTGATTTTATCATTGCTAACTCAACTTACTCCTGGTGGGGAGCATGGTTGGCAGACAGAGGTAAAGTTATTGCACCAAAGAGATGGTTTGGTGTGAATAATGAGCATCAATCAACGGAGGATTTGTATCCCCCACACTGGAAAGTAATTAATTATTCATAGCATGACC